ATAGTTAAGTTAAACTTCTTCAAAAACTTTAGGTTGGACGTATTGCCAAAGTCCAAAGGATTACTAAAGTAACGCATCTCGTACTTCTCAGTCCCATCTAAGTAGCCACTGTACTTTACAATACCGCTGTCTTTACCTATGTAAACAGTACCGTCTTCAAGAACAGTAAACGACAAAGGGTAGAGGCTTGACCAAGTAGTAGCGCGCTGAGAACCATCCTCTAGTGGTGTTCTCATATCAAAACAATATGCAGTATTACTATCAGGAAGTGTCAACACATAGAAAGCATTGTCAGAACTATACATAGACTTTATAGGATTACTTTGTAAAACTACTAATGACATTAAATCAGTACGTACATTCTTACTGATGTCGCGCATAGGTAGGGACTTTTCTTGTATAACCCTTTCGAAACTACGTACACCTGAATTAGACAAAAAGAGAATGTCTTTGCCTGTGTGCTGTACTGAGTCACGAGCGATACAACCAACGCCCTCTACAGTGTCTACAAGGGTCATAGAGGCCGGAGAAGTAGCACCGGAGTACACCAGTATAGACTTCTTGCCAAAGATGATTAGAAAGCCATTGTGAGCTGCTAAGGCTGTTATCTCATCAAAGCCCGTAGGCCATACAGTCGTGACGTCTAACGAACCTGAAGTACCGCCTGACCAGTGATGTCCATTTAACAAATCAGACCAGTATACTGTGTGCTTATTACCAGTAACATCAGCCGCCCAAAGTCTACCGTAAGCTGCTAAAACTTCATTAGCCTCTGGTGGTGTACCTGTCGCGTGTGTGTGTGCTGAGTGTTCTTCCAATACAAAAGAACCCTCGTGGTCGCTGCCAAGCACGTACTCATGGTCTCGTTGGAACAAATACACATGGTCGTTTAGAGTCACAACTTTCCAGTTGTTAGCTGTGGGAGTGTAACCTGTGGGTGTCGCGTCCGTCAGTGTTGTAGTCCCTGTAAATATTTTGTTGTTACCTGCTGACAGTATATATTTATCGCCGGAAGAATCAATGTATTCGTACACTGTTTCAATACCACGGCTAGTCCCTAGTACGGAGGAACCGTTGGTACTGACTTCCTCCCAGCCTTCTCTTGCACCGATACGACCCAACTTGTCAATAACACAGTTGTCTGCGATAGACGCAAACGAAGGATTACCACCAATAGGTGAATCCTCTGTGTTAAGGCCATAGAATCCCGGCGCTGCTACTGTAATGTTCTGTAATTGTTGAGCCATTATGAATACCAGATAGTTTCTTCGGGGTGTTTGGCTGAGTCATAAGCAATGGCGTCGGACAAAGAGACATCAGCCAGAGCAAACAATTCAGCGGCGCTTGTTCCACCAGTTTCTCCACGCTCCCTAGCACCCAACGCTGTAGCCAGTTGAGTCACCGGCAAAGAGGGAACTGTGAGCTTGTCAGTATCTTCAGTAAAGTCAGCAGTACGTACAGCAGAGTTAAATGTCAAGGTGTACGCTTTGTCTGGGTTAGGATAAATCTCAACAGTGTCATCACCATTAGTGTCTACACCTTTGAAGCAATAGTACTGAGGCTTGCCCGACGGTGGAGGAGTTACTAAGTTAGCATTATCCATCCAAGCAGCACCACGGTATTGTACAAAGTTCTTAGAAGTCTCATCAACAACGTTAAAGACCTTCAAGTTAGTGCCTGAGCCTGTCAAAGAATATGTAGTAGTGTCAGCAACAAGAGACACAGGAAGCTCGGTACGCAATGCAGTCCAGTCGTAAGCGTCCTCTACAGTTCTTTTTGCATCATTAACAAACTCTCCTATCAGTTTAGAGTAGCTGTTCTGTGCTACAGTGCTTACCTCCTCCTCGCGGAGCCGACGCAGTACACTGTTTACTATCTGTAAGTATGTCATTAATTAAACCCTTCTTCCTGTTAATAAACCCTGCGGTCTACGTTGTGTTGCTTGTGTTGGTTGTAAAAACTGTCCTAGTATGTTTGTTTGTGGTAACACAGGTGCCGTTGGGACTTGAGCAACTGGCATTAGAGGCTGTTGTCCTAGCCTTTGTATCTGTGGAGCTGCTGTTATTTCTGTTTCAAACTGCAACATATCCTTAAACAAAGTATCCGTAGTTCTTGTGCCTGCTCGCGGTGAAGCCATAAACGAAGGCATGGTTATTTGTGGTAAGTTAAGATTAATATTAGGTAAGTCTATGCTAGGCAAGTCTACGCTTGGTAAGTCTACTTCAGGTATAGCATCAACTACTGTCTCTACGACATCACCTACAACTTGCCCTGCGTCCTCAACTACATCACCAACAACCTGCGCTACGTCCTCTACAGCCGCTCCTGTGTCCTGAGCTACGTCTTCAATAATATCACCAGCTGACTGTCCTATGTCTTCCAGAACGTCTCCTGTGACCTGTAGAGCGTCTTCTCCTGCCTGTAATGCTGGGTCTACAAACTCTTCACCTATGTAGTCTAAAACATCGTCTACGGGGTCTACAACACCTTCTTCAACAGCATCGCCTATGACCTGTGCAACGTCTTCCACTACATCACCAGTCGTCTGAACTACGTCTTCCGCAACGTCTCCGATGGTTTGTGCAACAGGGTCTACAATCTCTTCACCCACAAAGTCTAAGACATCATCTACAGGGTCTACAACGTAGTCTTCAATAACGTCCCCTACTTCCTGTGCTACATCTTCAGCAGCCTGTATAGCAGGGTCTACGAACTCAGAACCTACGTAGTCAAGAGCATCATCTATCGGGTCAATAATAACATCTTCGACTACTGCCGCGATAGGTTCTACCGCTTGAAGGATAGGGTCAACTACCTCACTACCGAGTAAGTCTAGTATGTCGTCCGCTGGGTCAATGATAACATCCTCGACTACATCGCCAACTACTTGGGCTACGTCTTCGACACCATCAAAGATAGGCTCTAAAGCGTCTCCTACGTTCTGTACTACTTCCACGATAGGGTCTAAAACGGAAGAAAGGTCACCGACAGCTATATCAGGAACACCTCCGAAACCACCACCCTCAGTTATGTATTCTATTAAACCATCTTCCAAAGACTCTTGTAAGTTACCGCCTGACACCGCTGTTTCTAAGGCTGCTATTGTTCCTTCAATAAAGTCAGGGTCGTTAGCAAGTTCAGTCGGGATACCGATAGCTTCCAAGTTATCAGTAATCAAATTGTTACCACCAACTGCTAAAGCAGCACTCAGTGGGTCTTGGTTACCTATTGCCTCAATCAGCTGTGTTGTTTGACCATGAGTAAAATTACCCAAGCCAGTTCCCGGTACAATAATCTCTTGTCCTGTGGCTGGGTCTATCGTTGTTGCATTGGGAGCAATAATACCTGCTTGTTCCAAACCACCAATAACCAGATTAGCGTAATCAGAACCGTGTAGTGTTTCACCTGATGCTAAACGAATAGCAGAGTAAAGCTGTTCTGATTTACCACCTGTTGCTATGGCAGCAGCAGTACGTGCCATAGGAACAATAACACCGTCACGCGCCTTTACCCAACTAGAGCTAGTATCTGCGCTTTCGTCGTTGGTGCTTCCTAACGCCCTTAAAAAGTTTTCATCATCAGACGCTAAATAATGCTCAGAGGTTGCTCTGTGTTCTTGGTCAGGAAAAAGTACTACTTCCCTTGCGAAGAATAAAGCATCATCACTGTCAGTAAAATTAGTTGGCACTTCATACAGTTTATTGTTCTGTACAAAATAAGTTTTGTTTTCATCAAAAGTATCAGAAGCATTTGTTGTTAAAATCTGAGCAGATAACTTTAAGTATTCTTCTCTAGGTAAAGACTCTTCATCATATAATTGATGTAAAAAAGACAGCTGAGAGCCAGTATCAGCAGCGTCATAAGCTTCTCTGAAAGCTGCTTCATCTTCTTTATATAGAGAATAAAGCTGGCTTCTGTTTTCTTGGTTCTGTTCTGTAAGCAGTTGTTGATATTCAGTATTAAACTTAATGGGGTCTGCTAAGGTTTCTTCGTCAAAGTCTGCTCTTGTTTTGCCTATATTGGCTAACATATCTTCCTGTAACTGAACACCAAAACTTTCTAGTCTTTCTTCTGTTACACCCTCGCCGAGAGTAGTTTCGGGTTCAAACATTTGATTTAGACCCGACAAGTCCAAATTAAAAGTAAAATCACTATCAGCTAAAGCGTCTAAATCTACAAGAGGGACAAAGGGGTCAGCTTCCTCGTCAAACGAACTGGCAAGGCTAACAACTTCTTCGGCACCCACAGGCTGTATTGTGTAGTCAGGTGTAGTTTTTTGTTTAGCTTCCCACGCTGCTAAGTCTTCTCTGTAGTAACGACTTCTACTACCGCCACGATAGCGACTTGGGTCTGGTTTAGGTAGTGCCATTCTTAACCCCTTTTGTTTTTTCTACGGTACGTAACGCACCTAGTCCGAGCATACCCATAAGAACTGGCATCATGGTTGACAAGTCTATAAGGGGAATGCTGACTGTAGAATCGGTAAGAGCCAGCGCAAAATTTGCCATCGGTATAACCAAGAAGTTACTCGCCATAGAAAGC